CCTTTATTAACAGAATAACTTGTATATCTTGGGTCATCAACGCCTTCTCTTAAACCATTTTCTTTATAATTTTCTATAAGTCTTTTAGTTCTTTCATCATCAGAATAACTTTTTTTTAAGTGATCTGTTAAAGTAGATATTTTTGTTCTTATTTCTGCAATTAAATTTGCGGCAGCTTGTGCGTCATCTTTATCTTGCACATAATATTCTTTATCATCTATTGTACTTTTTATTTTAGTTAATTTACTATAATAATTATATAAATATGCAAGATAAAATATGGATCCAAATAATATTAAAAGTATGAATGTTTCTAAACTAATATCCATATTTATCTACTATTATAATTTAAATAAAAAAATGATTTATAAATTAAAATTAATATATAACTAGTAAATGGATTTTCCAAGAAAAGATATTGATGAACTAGAAAATAATGATAAAACTATTAAATTACAAATAACAGATTGGTATATTCCTGAAAGTGATAAAAGTAGACCGAAAAAAAACTATGATGAAGAACAAGATTTATATACTATATTAATCTATGGTACCGATGAAGATAATATTACATATTCTGTTAATATTATTGAATATGAACCATATTTTTATGTTAAAGCACCAGAATCTTGGGATATTTTATCAGATAGCAAATATACACAAAAGGTTAATGAACTTAATAATACTTTATTAAATGAAAAATACGAAAGTCAATGGAATGGAAAAAAATATAAAAAAAATATTATACCAAATCATTTGAAATGTCATTTTAATAGTTTATCAGTTGTTAAAAAAAAAGAGTTTTGGGGATTTACAAATGAAAAAATCTTTAATTATATTAAAGTTTCTGTTAAATCTCTTGCACTATTTAATCAATTAAAATATTATTTTACATCTCGTAAAAAAGATGGATATATATTATATGAAAGTAATATTGATCCATTTATTAGATATATTCATGAACAAAATATTAAACCATGTAGTTGGATTTCTATAACTGATTATGAAATTAGTGATAATGAAACGCGATGTAATTATAATATAACTACTAATTATAAAAATGTTGAACCTTGTAATATTAATAAAATTGCACCACTATTAATTGCGAGTTTTGATATTGAATGTACAAGTAGTCACGGAGATTTCCCATTAGCAAAAAAAGATTATAAAAAAGTTGCACAAGATTTAACTAATGTAGCAAGAAATGGATATGAAATTGATAAAAAATATCTAATATCTTGGTTGCAATATATTTTACATAAAGATGTAATAATAGAGGAAAATCTTATTATTAATAAAATTTATCCTAAAAAAACTATTAATAAAGATGATATACCAAAAATGATTGAAAAAAATGCAGATAGTATTATTAATTTACTTAATAAAGTATCAGAAATAGAAATTGAAGATGGAGAAAATGAAGAAGAAAATAGCAAACTATCTATTGGGGAAATAAATAAAATAGAGGATGAAATAAACAAATTATTAACAGAATGTTTACCTGCTTTATATGGAGATGAAATTATTCAAATTGGAACAACAGTTCATAAATATGGTTGTTCTGATATTATTTATAAAAATATAATTAGTTTAAATACCTGTGATAAAATTGAGGATTCAGATGTTATTGAATGTAAAACAGAAAAGCAAGTAATTATGGAATGGAAAAAATTAATTACGGAATTAAATCCGGATGTATTAATTGGTTATAATATATTTGGTTTTGATATGAGTTACTTATGGGATAGAACTCTTGAACTAGGAATCAATGATTTATTTGCAATGGGATTAGGAAGACAAATTACAAAAAAATGTATTTTAAAAGAGCAGACATTATCATCATCTGCCCTTGGTGATAATACATTAAAATATTTTGATATGGATGGTATAGTAATTATTGATTTACTTAAAGTAATGCAAAAAGATTTTAAATTAGACAGTTATAAATTAGACAATGTTGCATCAATTTATATTGGTGATAAAAAAGACGATTTGAAACCCCGTGAATTATTTGAAAAGTATAGAGGCAATTCAAGTGATAGATGTGTAATTGCCAAATATTGTATTCAGGATTGTGCTTTAGTTAATCGACTATTACATAAACTTAAAATTTTAGAAAATAATATTGGTATGGGTAATGTATGTTTAGTTCCACTAAATTTCTTATTTAGACGCGGACAAGGAATTAAAGTGTTTTCATTAATTACTAAACAATGTATGGATAAAGGATTAGTTATTCCTGTTATTAATAGTTACAATAATTTAGATATTGATACAGATGGTTATGAAGGCGCGGTTGTGCTAGATCCTAAAGAAGGAATGTATTTAAATGACCCAATTGTTGTATTTGATTATGGCTCACTTTATCCATCTTCTATGATTGCAAGAGATTTATCGCATGATAGATATGTATTAAATGAAAAATATATAATAGATGACCCAAATATTGAATATATAGATGTATCGTATGATTTATATGAAGGTAAAGGAGATAAAAAAACAAAATCTGGAGTCAAAACATGTAAATTTGCAAAAATTAAAGATGAAAATGGAAATCCAAAAAGAGGAATTATTGCAGAAATTTTAATTATGTTATTAAATGAAAGAAAAAATACAAGAAAAAAAATAGAGTATCAAACTATTACTACAAATACAGAAACATTTTCAGGATATGTAACTGAAAAAGAAGATTATTATAATATATTAGATATTGATACAAATAAAATTAACAAAATCGAAAAACAAAATGTAATTAAAATAACAGAAACTTATTCTACATTTGAAAAAGATGTATTTGACTCTTTACAATTAGCATATAAAATTACTGCTAATTCACTATATGGTCAAATTGGAGCACGAACATCTCCTATTTATTTAAAAGAAATAGCAGCATGTACAACTGCAACAGGTAGAGAAATGATTATGACTGCAAAAAATTTTGTAGAAACAAACTATAATGCTGAAGTAATTTATGGTGATACTGATTCAATATTTTGTAAATTTCCTTTAAATGATTGTAATGGAAATCCTATTTATGGAAAACAAGCTTTACAAAGTGCTATTGAAATTGGACAAATAGTAGAAAAAGATATTGCAAAAATTATGCCTTATCCTCAAAAATTAAATTATGAAAAAACTCTTTATCCGTTTATTATTTTAAGTAAAAAACGATATGTAGGCAATCTTTATGAATTTGATGTAAATAAATTTAAACAAAAATCAATGGGTATTGTTTTAAAACGTAGAGATAATGCAAATATAGTTAAAAAAATATATGGAGGTATTATCGATATTTTATTAAATAAACAGGATTTATATGAATCAATTAAATTTTTAAATGATGAATTATCTGATTTAGTAAACGGTATTACGTCTATTAATGATTTAATTATTACAAAATCATTAAGAGGTTCTTACAAAGATCCAACTAAAATTGCACATAAAGTATTAGCAGATAGAATTGGATCTAGAGACCCTGGTAATAAACCTATGGCAAATGATAGAATACCATATGTTTATATCAAATTAGATAATATTACAAAAGATACTTTACAAGGTGATAGAATAGAAAATCCTGAATATATATTACAAAATAAATTAGTTCCTGATTATCTACATTATATTACAAATCAAATTATGAAACCTGTTATTCAATTATATGCATTATGTCTTGATGAATTACCAAATTATAACAAAACAAGTGATTATTGGGATTTATTAGATGAAGAACTTAAAAACAGTAAAACAATATATCAAGATGATACTAAAAGATTTAATCGTATAGAAAGTCTTAAATTACGTATGGTTAAAGAATTATTATTTGATAAATTTATTGATATGTTAAGTGAGCCAAAAGTTAAAAAAGTAAAAAAAGAAATTAAAACAACAATTTTAGAAGATAAACCAATTAATTATCAAGACAGTGATACTATATTTTCACATTTAACTGTAACAAAAAAAAAAGATTCCAAAAATATTAATACTGTTATTAAAATAATTAATAATAAAAAAACAATATGGAAAATAGATTATAATGAAGGTACTGACAAAAAGTTTGAAACAATTAATGCTATTTTAAAAATTATAGATTATTATAAAACAAATAACATTAATACTGAAATTAAAATAAAACTTAATAATAAGAAGTTTGTCAGTGATTTCAACATTGCTTCTGTAAATCTTAATGATTTCAAAAAATACCAAGAAATTGATGAAAATCTTATTGAAAAAGCATTAGAAACATGTGATGTTGGTATAATGTCTAATACTTTATCAATTTTAGATTTTAAAAATATATTCTTACTAAATAAAAAAATTACATTTATATAGATAATTTTAATGGAAGAATGGTTCAAATTAGGTTTAATAAAAACTTTTTTAGTTATTATTATTATTTTAGTAAATAAATACGAAAGTAAAACAATTAATTATTGTTTTCCAATTGCTGTTAATTTAATTGCTGGTATTTTTTTATTAGTATATTCATTTAATTATTTAACAGTAAATGATTTTAAAAAATTAAACTATATTTATGTTATTATTGTTGCCTTATGTATTACAATAACACATTTTATAAGTTATAAAATAATAAAAACAACACCTAATCCGGCTTATATTAGGATATTTAGTGCGATGGATATGATACTAGTATTATTAATTAGTTATTTATTTTTTAAAGAAAAGATAACATGTCCTATGATTGTAGGTTTCACTTTAATTACTCTAGGTATTATTATATTATCATATTATTAAATATTCAATTATTTTTTTTGCTTTTTCTTTTCCAATTTTATCTATTTTTGTTAAAATTTTAATTTGTTCCTCATATGAATCACATTTATTTAATGTATTAATTAAAATAGGCATTGAATTATATACGTTTGCAATATATTTTGCTATTGTATATGATATTGTAGGTATTTGAGATAATTGTAAAATATAACAATTACTTGGTGTAATATTATCTATTTTTCTAGATTTTATTTTTATATCAGATAGATAGTTATTTATGTCATTGTTTTCTTCTTTAATATATTTATCTGGATTTTTAATAATATTGCAACATAATGATAGAATAAATGACGCAGTTTCTTGACAATTATTTGTAAATACTAATTTAATATTATCTCTATATAAAGTTCTAAAATATATACTTGAAATGTTACTATTATTTCTTAATAAACTTTTATTAATTGTATCTCCTTCAATAATATATGTAATATTGTTACAGTCTATATTTGATAATAATCTTTTTTTTTGTTCTTTATATCTACCATCTGTAATAGAAGAATTTAAATCGCTTAATGTTTTTCTTTCAAAATACAAACTTTTGTTATTTTCTATTGTTAAAGTAATATCTCCTAATTCTAAATTTGCTGATAAAATTTCTATTTTGTCTTTATAAATATCTAAATCTCTTGAATTTATATCATTAAATAGTTTTTTTTCTCTTGTATCGATATGTAATTTAATCATTTTAATTTTAAATATTCTATAATTTATAGAATGAAATATATATTTATATATTATAATATTGCATATATAATTTTATTAGTTTTAATATATATATATGTTCAAAAAGTAATAAAAAATTGTTATAAACATGAAAATTTTAGTGTAGATGATGATTTAACAGAAGTTATTGGTGACGCTAGTGAAGAAGGTAATAGTAATCCAACACAAAATCCGGAATCTGAAAGTACTTCAAATCCGGATAGAAATTATGCGGAAGAAAAATCTAAAGCCCAATCGGAAACTATTGTTATTGGTGGTTCTGGTTCTGGTTCTCAAATTGGTTCTGGTTCTCAAACTAGTTCTCAAACTGATTCTGGTTCTCAAACTGGTTCTCAAACTGGTTCTCAAACTAGTTCTCAAACTGGTTCTCAAACTGGTGATAACGTAATCACTAAACAAAAATTTGATATGTTATTAAAACACAATACTGATAATGTAAAATTAGATAAAACTATAGTCATAGATTCTGATAATGGTACGATACCAGAGCCACGAGGAAACGTTGACGGCAATATTCCTGTAAGTGAATTAACAAACAGCAACTATAATTATAAATTTAAACAGGAATCTCAAATAATTAGTGGCTTAAGTACTGAAAATAAACCTATTATTATAGATGACTTAAAAAAAGGTATTGAAGATAAAGTAGATGGTTCAGGATAAATAATTTAATATTGACTAAAAAGCATTGCATTTAAATTATTATTTCTATCTTTTATGTTATTTTTTTTTATGCTATTGTAATTATTAATAAAAAAATTGCTAATTTCACTTTGATTATATGGTAATGGAATTTTTAAGTATTTTTTATAATTTTTTAGCAATATTAATTTTAATATAAAATAGGCAAATATATTTGTCTTTTCGTACCATATATTATTATTATATTTTTTTATAATTTTATTATATTGTATATATGAAAATGCTAATTCTTTATTATAAAGAAGTTTGAAATTAATATTATATTCAACAGAAATAAATAATAAATTATATATTGTTGCCCAAAATTCTATATTTCCTTCATTTGGTTCAAAATCAGTATTGTTTGAAATTCTAAAAAACGATTTTAGTTTATTTATTTCATTATATGACATAAATAAAAGCGTGTCATTTATTATATTAACATGGTGTAATAATTCATGTATCATAACTTTAGCATATTCGCATGATCTAATTATGTAAATATCATTGTTTAGTATATTTGTAAATCCACCATTGAAATGTTTACTTTCAAAAATTTCATTTTTTTTAGGAAAATATCTTTTTAATTTGCATAATGCTATATGAAAATTAATTTCTTTAGTAATATTATAAATTTTTGATAAAATATATAATCTTCTATAAATTTTTATTAATTTAAATATTGAATTATAATTATTATTGCTATATAAATAAATATTAATATTACATAAATTACTAGATATTTTTGTTACATTTGTACACCTCTTAATATATATAAATATGTCATTATTACTAAATCTAGAATTATAACATTCATTGTGAAATTTATTTATTAAATATTTAGAACTATCATAATTTATTTCATCAAAACTAATTGCATCAATAATATTAATGTTACTGTAAGAATTTATTTTGTCTAATAACTTTTTAATAGATGTCATCACTTAAAAAAGGTTTTACTTCTTTAATAATAGAATTTAAATATTTTTTATTATATAATTTATTGATAATAAATAAAAATTTAGAAATAATTACATCATAATTATTACAAATGTCAATATTATTACCATTATTTTCTTTTAATTTATTATAATAATTAATTCTATTTATTAATATATTAATAAAATTAATATTAATTTCATTTGTTAGTTTTTTACATTGTTTATCATATATCCATATATTTTTATCACTATTATAATATTGCCATTTATTATTTCCAATATATTTATATTTTTTAATTAATATTTTTGATATTAGATTTGCAATATTATAGTCAGAAATGTCTGTAACTATATTATCAATTAAATTATCTAATTCATTTTTATACATTATAATTAATATCAATTATATTTTATATAGATATAAAAATATAAAATAATTATAGATTAATAAAATGAAAGAATGGAATATACTAGATTTATACTTTAAAAATCATAAATATCCATTTACAAGTCATCATTTGGATAGTTATAGAGATTTTATTAAAAATAATATTCCAAACATCATAAAATCATATAACCCCATAACAATGATTAAATATAATGATTCCGGGGAAATAATAATTAAAGTTGAAGTATATGTTGGTAATAAAAATTCTGATGAAATATTTATTGATAGACCAATCACTTTTGATAATTCATCTCCAAAAATAATTACACCAAATGATGCTAGATTAAGAAATTTAACTTATGAAACACATATTTATGCTAATGTATTAGTTAAAATAGTTGATAATGATACTTATAATTATGAAACTGTTTTTAAAAATGTTGCAATTGGTTCAATTCCAATTATGTTACATAGTGATGCTTGTATTTTAAATGGACAAGGTCAGGAAATATTAAAAAGTTTAGATGAATGTGTTTATGATATGGGTGGTTATTTTATAATAGATGGAAAAGAAAAAGTTATAATAGCACAAGAGCGTATTACATCTAATAAATTATTTACATCAAAATTAACAGACGATGATAATTTTTCTTATAAAGGTTTAATAAAATGTACAAGTGATGTAGGTGAAAGTGCTTTAGCACCTAAATCATTAGAATTTTATTTAGTTAAAAATACTATAAATACTGAAGAAAAAGAAGTTAATGATAATTATATAAGTAAAAAAGGTGCAATATTATGCTCATTTAAAGCAATAAATGGTAATAAAATACCAGTATTTATATTATTTAGAGCATTAGGTGTTGAAACAGACAAGGATATATGTGATATGATATTTGGAGATGATTTAAATGAAACAGAAAAAATATATTTTTATAATTTTATAAGACCTTCTATAAGTTCAGCATCAAATGTTTATACACAAGAAGAAGCATTTAATTATATGAAACCAATATCAATGTATAAAACAATCGACCATATTAAAAGTGCATTAGTTACAGAGTTATTTCCAAATATTACAAAATTTGAAAATAAAGGTAAATATTTAGCTTATTTAATAAAAGAATTTATTAATACATGTATTAATATTAATGATGTTAGTGATAGAGACGGTTATACACATAAAAGAGTAGATATTAGTGGATATTTATTATCACAATTATTTTATGAATCGTATACAAAATTAAGTAAATTTATAAGAGACAATTTAGATAAAACGTATAATTATGGTGCCTGGAAAAGTTATAATAACTACGATTATTTTATTAATGATAATAACATTTATAAAATCATACCATCTTTAATAATAACTAAAAGTTTTTCGCGCTCATTAAAAGGCATGTGGGGACTTGAAGATGATGATGATCCTGAACTTGGTATGGTACAAGATTTGTCTAGAATTTCTTATATAGGATTTCTATCACATTTAAGAAATGTTAATATTCCTTTAGATAGAGATATTAAATTAACAAGTCCACATAGATTACATTCACAGCAATATGGTATTATGTGTCCATTTGCTACACCAGATGGTGCTTCTGTAGGTTATTTAAAGAATATGGCATTATTGGCAAAAATAACCCCAAATAGTAATATTGATTTTGTTAAGGAATGTTTAAATGATATTAGTAGTATAATATTAATTGAAAATTACAATAAATCATTAAATAGAAATATTACCAAAATATTTTTAAATAATTCTTTATATGCTATTACATTTGAACCAAATATGTTAGTAAGAACTTTAAAAGCTTACCGTAGAAATAATTTAATTAATCCATTAATTTCTATTTCATGGAATATTAAAAATAACATAATTAATATTTTAACAGATTCAGGAAGAAGCTGTAGACCTCTAATTATTGCTAACAAATATACAAAAATAGATAAATATACAAATTGGTTTGATTTGTTAACAGGCTCTATTAATACTTTAGCAGAAACTGATAAAAATGATAATTTTTATTATAGTAGTTTTTATACATCACCTAAAACTTTATCGCAATTTGCTAATAAGTCTGATAGCGAAATATTAGATATATTAGAAAAAAATGGTGCAGTTATTGAATATATAGATATTGATGAACAAGATACTATATATATTGCAATGGATAAAACAACATTAAATTCATTTCATACACATGTTGAAATTCATCCATCTACTATGTTAAGTGCAATAAGTGCAAATATTCCTTTATCAAATCATAATCAATCTGCAAGAAATGTTTTCCATGCAGCACAAAGTAAACAAGCGATTGGTGTTTATTCAACTAGTTTTAATAAAAGATTTGATACAATGTCATATGTATTACATTATTCGCAGAAACCTTTAATAACAACAAGAATATCTGATTACACATTAAGTAATAATTTACCAAATGGTTTTAATGTTATTGTAGCAATAATGAGTTATTCTGGATTTAATCAAGAAGATAGTATAATGATAAATAAAAATTCTTTAGACAGAGGATTATTTTCCTTATCTTATTATAAATCAATTACAGCGACCGCAAAAATTGAATCTCAATATGAAAAAACTATATTTGCTAATCCATTAATATATCAGCAAAATGGTTATAAAATAAATAACTTAAAATCTGCAAACTATAATTATATAAATGAAGAAGGTTTTATATCTGAAGGAGTTTATATACCAAAGGGGCAAAAGGTTGTTGTTGTTGGTATGCTAAGTGAAAAATATGTTTATAAACAAGTTAAAAAAGGGGTATTTACTGAGTTAGTAAAAGAAACAATATATACTGATTGTTCAATAACAACTGATAATTCATTATTTGGTAAAATAGATAAGGTATATATTGATAATAAAATAAATGATGAAGATACAAAAATTTGTAAAGTAAGATTTCTTAAAATTAAAAGACCTGAATTTGGTGATAAACACGCTTCAAGGCATGGACAAAAAGGTGTTATTGGAATGATATTACCTGAGGAAAATTTACCATTTACTAAAAATGGTATCAAACCAGATATTATAATAAATCCGCATGCTATTCCATCGCGTATGACTATTGGTCATTTAGTTGAATGTGTTTTTGCAAAATTATCTTGTTTAAATGGTACATTTGGAGATGGTACAGTATTTTTACCTTTTCAAGAAAAATTAATTTATAATAGTTTAGAAGATTTAGGTTTTGATAAACATGGTGATGAAATATTATATAATGGATTTACTGGTAAACAATTAGAGACAGAAATATTTATAGGCCCTACATTTTATTTTAGATTAAAACATATGGTTGCAGAAAAAATGCACGCACGGGACATTGGTCCCAAAGTGTCTTTAACAAGACAACCAACTGCCGGAAGAAGAAAAGGCGGTGGTCTTCGTATAGGAGAAATGGAAAGAGATAGCGTTTTAAGTCATGGTATAACTAAATTTATGAAAGAAAGTATGACTATACGGTCTGATAACTATACATGGCCAGTTTGTCAAAATTGTGGCTCACTTGCAATTTATAATCCTAATAAAAAAAATTTTATTCTAGAATGTAGAAATTGTAATACTAATAAAAACATTGTTCAAGTTAATACTCCTTATTGTTTTAAACTACTTGTTCAAGAATTAGAGACAATGGGATTACAATTAAGATTAAATACTGATAAATTAAACTATATTGATAATGAAACATATATAGATTTTGATATGATTACATTTGAAGATAGTATTGATAATGATATAATGTCTGGTGGAAATTTATCTAACGAATCAAACGATGTTGTTAACATAACTGAATTAAAACGATTAAATAATATTAGAGAAAGTTTAGAAGAAAGTATTGTAGGTGGTGAAGCTGATAGTGAAACCGGAAGTGAAGCTGGAAGTGAAACCGGAAGTGAAGCTGAAAGTATAGGTGGAAGTGAAGCTGGAAGTGAAACCGGAAGTGAAGCTGAAAGTATAGGTGGAAGTGAAGTTGAAAGTGAAGCTGAAAGTGAAGGTAGTGAAGGTAGTGAAGGTGGAAGTATAGGTGGAAGTATAGGTGGAAGTGAAGCTGGAAGTGAAGCTGGAAGTGTAAATAGTAGTAGTATAAAAAAAGGTGGTAAAGATAAATCTGATAATATAAATAATACTTATTATACAAGTAGTGACAGTGAAAATGATTACTTTGACGGTAACTTTGACGATTTAAAAGGTGGCACAACTAAAAATCTAGATGAAGTAAAGGTAATTGAATTAAATAATTAAAAGAAAATAATATTCATATTTAGTAAAGAACACTTATGTTTTGTTTAGAAACAATACTAATTATATTATCAATTATAATTATTATTACAATTATAGTATATAAGTTTTATTATAGTTATGAAACGTTTGAAAATTATAGTAGTTTATCCGCTGAAATTTCTGATATTAAAAACATAATTAATAATATTCAAGATGAAATATATCAAATAAATAAATATAAAACAGATACATATGATAGATTTAGTAAAATAACAAGTGATATAGACAAAAATACAAAAAATGTTACAAAAGTAAATTCAAATTTTAATACATATGAATCTGTTTTTAATAAATATATAGAAGAAGCAAATATACCTGTTGATACATTATATTTATGTAATAAAGAAAAAAAATGTGTTGAAATGAAATATGATGACGATAATGAATATAATATAAAATCCTCTAATATTAAAATTAAAAATGATAAGGATGAAATAATAACTAATTTTAAAGATAATGAAATTTATTTTGGAGGTAATCAAAATTCAAATTCGCCTTTGTATATAAAAAATAATAATGTTTATAGTAATAAATTTAATGTTAGTGATTTATATATAAAGGATTATAAAGATACCTCGAAATTATTATATTTAAATGATTATATTAAATGGGTTGATGATAGTATCAGTTATAATAATAATATGAATAAATTATCTCAAGACAATAATAATAAACGCATAACAGATATTACTAAGATAAATACAAAAATAAATAATCTTAATAAAGACAAAGATAATCTCGATGCTAAAATAACAAATAATGCAAAAGAAATTAGTGATTTAAAAATGGAATATCAAAATTATAAGGATTTAAATGCGAAATTTTCTAATAAGTATGATGAATTGCAAAAAGAATTAAATGACAATATTGATATAATAACAAATCATAATGCTACTATGCAACAATATGAACAAAATACAAATAAAGAAGTTGATGCATTAAATACAAGAATTGATGAAATTATAATTAAAATAAATGAATTGCTTGAAAAAGCTTCTTTACAAAGAGAAGTATTTAATAAAGCAAATCTTGAAAATACAGGTGTTAATCCATTATTTGATAGAGAAAACTTAACATTGGATGAATATAAGGACTATTTTGATAAATTAGTAATTGCAGCAGTTAATTTAGGATTACCCGAAGAAGAATTAAAATCATCAACAACTAATTAAAATATAATATTAAATTAGTATTAAATGAGTAATATAAATATATTATTGTTATTAATTATAATTACATTAATGATATGTTATTATAATTTAAATAGTTATAAAAAAAATATAGAATATTTTAATAACAAATTAAACTAAGAATCTTCGATAAAATTAATTTTTTTTTTACTTTGTTTATATTCAATTGGTAAACTTTTTGATTGCTCTACTTTTTCCCAAAAATTATTAATTTTTTCAGGAATTGTTTTCCATAATTCTTCATTAAAATTAACTTTTTGAATATAAATTTCTTCTAAAGCCCATCTTGTTAGTTTAATAAATTGTAAATTGTTTTTATCCATGTTTTTAACTTCTGTAACTTGTGCCTCGATATTACTTAAACTATCCTCCTTACTTAGAAACTCATCACTATATAAATAGTAGTATTTTTGTTTATCATTATCATAATATTCAGCAATTACACCAAAATTTTTATTTACATAATTTTTATCTTTAATAAAGTTAAAATAATCTTCATTATTATTAAATGTTTTAAAATTACATTCTACATAATCACATTCTTTTAAATTACATACTGCAAGTTGTCCTTGCATTTGATAGTAATATTTTTCTGGAATCACATCCTTTTTAATTGTTCTAGAATAAGGACATTTAATTTCAACCATTATTCCTAAATCTGATATACCATCAGGAGAAGCGCCAAAATTTTTAATTGACTTATTTTGAATTATACCAAATATATGAATTTTAATGTTATTATTAAGTTGTCTATAACATCTAACCGCCATATCTTCAAACATATTACCCCATTTTAATGGTGGTACATTTTGAAAGTTTGTATTATCGATAAATACACCTGCTTTTTTTTTTGCCAATAAATTATTATTTTTTGATATAGCTTCTCCTAAATCGCTTGCGGTTAAGCAAGTTTTTCTTATATCATACCATTCTTTTGTACATTGTTCGATATAAGGATATTTTAATAATTCTTTTAAAATTAATTTATTATGTTTTAAAGTTTTAACTCTATTTGATATAAATTCTTTATTTATATGCTCGGTTGATAAAAAATTGTAATCATTTTCATCTAATGTAATATCATATTCAATATATTTATATAACAAATTATCTAAATTTCTATTTAAATCATTATAGTAATCGCTGTTATTTTTAAATTCAACACTATTAAGTTTGCTCATTTTTTTTATTAAATTATTAACCTTACAAGATGTTAACATTTTTTTAATTAATTTATTTTTAATAATATTATTATTACATATTAAACGTGTAAACATCTTAAATAATTTAAGATTGTATTATAATATCATTTTTTATTAGACACTAAAATATTATTTAATTCTAAATCTAATTTATTTTGATGCGCTTTTGATTTTAAAAGACGTTTATTTTCGTGAGCTTTTTGTTTACCTAATATATTTTTAACATTATATGTTAATTCTTCTTTTTTATCGTTATTAACTGGTTTTTCATATTTTAAAGCATATATTTTATCAATTTCTATTTTTTTATTTTCTAAAATTTTATCTATTGTTTCATAATAAAGGTTTTCTGACATTTAAACTACTCAAAGATAAAAATTAGTCATTTTTTATCAAAATAAAAAAAGTACATATTTAAATTTATTTTTATTTTTTATAAAAGATTTTAAAATTTTTAAATTTTTATAAATATGTACTTTTTTTATAAAGTTTTTATTGTAATATTATTATTATTATCTATTACTATATATTGATAATTATTTTTACCATAAGACCGCGAAATTCCATTATCCGTATACCATACATTATTATGCAATTTTATTGTTTCAACAGTGTTATGTCCGACAAACATAAAAGCACAATTTAATTTATTTAATACATAATCTAAATCGGTTTTTTGTTGGACTTCTCTTGTCCATAATATACCATTATTATCTAATATTAATTTATTAATTAATTCTACATCATTTTTATTTGTATTTTTATTTAATATATTATTCCATACATCATTAATATAAAATAAATTTTTATTATATTTTTCACATATATCTAAATGATTTTTAGTAATTCCTGCATGACAAAATAATAAATCATTAATTTTAACAACAATAGGACGGTCTGCTAATATTTTGTTATAAATTCCTTTTTCTTTGAAATTACTCTGTCTTTCTTCGTAATTACTATTTTTAGAAACATAAGAAAAGTCTCCTAAATGATTCATTAATTCATGATTACCTATAATGGAAATAAATAAACTATTCTTACTTTTAGCTAGCTTATTTAATAAGTTAGTAAAATTTAAAACTTCTATATCTTTAATCACTTCCCAATCAGTTATTAAAGGGTTTCTATTCATACTATCTATCTGGTCACCGAGTTGTATAACAATTATGTTTTCTTTAAGCCATTCTAAATTATTACTAATTATTTTTTCATTTAATAAAATTGATTTTAATCTTTTTAAGTCACCATGAATATCACCAATTATTACAATATTATCATAATTTTTATAGTAAACATGTTGTATATCAAACATATATAAGAGTCTATTAATAAACAAATACAAAATATATTTTATATTATTTTATTAAGTTTAATAATGTCAATTGAAGATGTTGATTATATGAAACAAAATAGTATAAAAGAAAATTATACATTTATAGTTGATAGTAAATTTAGAGATCAAACAGTTTATCCAGAACCAAACAATTATGTTGTTAATTTTGATATACCTTTTAAAAATGTATTTGGTGTTGAAATTTTAGATGTTAGTATACCTAAAACTATGTATAATATTGATAAAGATAGTAATCAATTAATTATGTATATTAATACTACAAAAAAACAAATTTTAAATTTAAATGATATGGCAATTGGATTACAATGGGAAAAAAAAGAAAATATAAATGATCCCACTACGGATATAGAAATTAATGAGCCAAATAAATATGTATTATCAGATAAATTACGTACAACAACTCAATTAGATAGTTTTGTACAATATAATATATCAAATTTAAATAAATATAATTATGTAGAAGTAGTTAATTTACAAAACTGGAAAATTAATGATACAATAAATATTAATAATACAAATTATGTATCCTTTTTTAATCCAAAATTATCAGAAGATTTAAAAACAAAAAATGAATTTACTAATAACGAAATTGATTTATATAATTTAAACAATCTTAGAACATATAATACTATACCAGTAATCGACGGAGAAAATTTCTATTTAGAATGGTATAATAGTGGTGATACATTATTTGATAATAATTATGGTTTAGAATGGGAATACATAGGTACTAATTTACCCAAAAATGGTAATAATATAGATAATGAAGTTTTAAAAAATTACATATCGAGTGGTAAATTAAGTTTAAATTTTGAAGAATTTGAAAAATTAAATATAGATATAACTAATAAAAATAATTATATTGAAATTAATAATAACTATTATAAACCAAAAACAAATTTAAATATTGGTTCAAAATGGATTGATCATGAATATACAGATAATAAAAAATTATATGTTAATACTGACTTGGAGCTTGATATAAAAAGAAAGATATATTTACAAGAAAGGCTTAATTATACAAATGAAGAATTAAATAATTTTAATTTTGATTTTAATACACAAATAAATAGTTATATTAAAGTTTATACGGGATTAAAATGGGAAAGAGCAAGTTCGTCGCGTTTAAATGGTTATACCTTATTGAAAAATGATGAATTAGATAATTATATTATAAACTTTTTAAATACAAATAATTCAACATATAAATTAACAATTGATATAAAAGAATTTAATACATTTGGTATAGATACTGACAGCATAAATGAAAAACTTTATGTTATTATTTATGGTAATTATTGGATAATAGAAGCAAATTATATTATACCAAATGGTTTAATAACAGTAAATAATAACTTAAAACGATTATGGTTAAATAACAATAACCTTTATAATTACATGTTATTAAATTTTAGTAATACTAATAAAAACGATATTATAACTATTCCTTTAAATGAATGGGAGACTTTTAATATTAATCCAAACGAATTGTTATCATATACATGTATTCTTATAAATAATAATTATTATAAAATAAAACCAACGAAATTTTATACAACAAATATATTTTATTATTATCCGACAGACACATTAAATATTAATAATCAGAATGATTATGAAAATTTACTAGAATTGTTTTTTGAAAAATTTATTATTGAAATACCAATTGGTAATTATACATTAAATAAATTAATTATAGGTTTAAATAGTGAATTTAGAAATAATATTAATTTAGAAGTAAATACACGAAATAATGCTAAAAATGAAAATTTTTTAAATAATATTGATAATTACGAGTTAGGTGTTACATGTTCTGGTAATACAACACCTGCAGATATACAAAATATTCTTAAATTTGAATCAAATAGAGCAATGATATTTGATATGAATAATTCTACAATAAATAAAACTCTTGGATTTTATTCAAAAGTAAGTAATGATAGCTCTTTTATAAATAGTTTTAAATATTTAAATATAAATATTATTGAAAATTACGAAAAGTTTTATCATTCTGTAGAAAATAGTAATAAACATATTATTATATCACCTGGTATTGTTTATTTAATTGGGTCCGAATACATTATTTTAAAATGTCCAGAAATAGAAGAACATTTATATGGTTCTTTATCTTATACAAAAAATACAATTGGACTTGCTAAAATTAGAATAAGTAATTGGGGTTTAAATGAAGAATCAACCTCCTATCTTAAACTACAACTAAGAGAATTTCATCCTATTGGCAAATTAACAAAAATGACATTAAAATTTGAAAATGCAGATGGATCATTATATAATTTCCGTGGTGTAAATCATAATATCGTATTTGCAGTACATTATTATTCTGCAAAACAGAAAAAAGTATTTGAAAAATCTGTCATTAACCCTGATTATAAAATGAATTTTATTGAGTATAAATATTCACACGACGATATCGAAGAAGAAAGTGATGTTGATGATGAAGAAAATTACTCAAAAATAAATATTGAAAATTATAAAATTATGGAAAATAAATATGGTGGTGATAAATATACAAATGGATATGAATTAGATTATAATAAAATTAAAGATGAATTATATAATAATATCTATAAATCAGAATCAGATTCCGATTTATAATTAATATGTGCAGATGATATTACACTCATTAAAGGATTTGGTATTGACATTGGTGAAAGAAATAAACAATGCTCTTTATTTGTAAAATTAGAATTGTAACATTTTGTTTCTTTGGCACAATAAGTATCTGAAGTACCAATTAGTTGTTTTTCATTAACGGTGTATATATCATTTTTAAATATTGGCCAAAAGTTATAAATCAATATATTAGAAGTATTTTTAATTTTTATTGGAACATTTATTTCACTAAATAATGTTTTATCATCATTATATGCACAATCTGTTTTTAATTTAAATACAAAACAGTCATTAACACATCCTTTTCGTGTTTTATAAGTTTCTATAAATTCTTTTCTGTTTTGTTCAGCAGTTTCTAATTTTTCTATTAATGTTTCTAAATAATTTTTCGCTGTTTGTTTATTAAATCTAAATAATAATATAATATCATCAATATGCAAACCATGACCTGTAGATATATTTTCAATTATTTTCAAAGCATATAATTCATTATTAACTACTGTACCACTAGAATCTTCAAACAACTCCCATCTTTTAAGAGCAATATCATATGATTTAGATAATGGTTTGCCAATATTGGCCAAGTATTCTGTTAAAATAGAATCAGTATCAATAATATTATATTTAACTTTATCTTCATATGATAACTCTTTTCTAAATTGCTCACTAAACAATTTATTTTTTAAGACAAATTCTCGTATACTTTCTTTAACCCATTGTTTTGGCTCTAAATCAATATATTTCCAATTATTTGTATGTTGAATTTTTTTTAAATTTGCATATTCAAGCTCATCTATTTCTAGTTTTTTCATCCATTCAGAAACAATTTTGTTATTACTGCTGTTTTTTTCAGGATTATATATACTATATAATATATTAAAATAATCAGGATGAATACTTACATAATGAAGTTCATTATTTCTTAGAAATACATATCTAAATTTTATATTTCCATCTATATTTTTCCATTCTAACATTTTATCTTTAGCATATGTTTCCATTTGATTTCCAATAATATGATATTTATCTATCCATAATCTTTCTGCAGGTGTTGATATGTCATAATCTTTTTTTTGTGCATTACACTCGTTACAATCTGGTACAGATTTATGATGTCCACATCCTCTAGGACATTTTTTTAGTCTTTCACTTATACTAAGTTCAGTACTAGTTTCTCCATAATTAACAATTTCTTCAGGTTCTTCAAAATTAGAATAAGTTTCAACATAATTATTACTGTTATAAGTATAAATACAATTAATAAATATAATAACTATAATTAATATAAATATTATTATTGAAACTATATTAAGTAATATATTTGCAGTTAACATTTATATAATCTCTCTTATAATTAAGACATTTTATATTTTTATGAGTAGATACAATACATATAAAAAATATATAAAATACAAACAAAATTTTAATAATAAAAGTATAGATGAATTATGTTTAAAAAGTAATAAATTTCAATTACAACCACAACAACTTTTCTTAAAAAGTTATTTTAAAAATAACAGTAACATTAAACAATTTTTATTATATCATGAAATTGGTTCTGGTAAAACTTGTACATCAATTATACTTGCAGAAGATTTTTTAAAACAAGATTCAAAACATCTTATTACTGTTATATTGCCTGCAAGATTAAAAAATAATTTTTATGATGAATTAATATCACCTTGTACCAATTTTAATTACTTTACAGAGGAAGATTATAATACTTTTAATAGTAATTTAACAAGTTTTAATGATAAAAATAAACTAAGAAATAAATTTATTAATAAAATTAATAAAAAATATAATATAATTTCATATGATAAATTTAGATTATTATGTTTAAAAAATCAAAACAATATAACCGACTTTATTAAAAATTACACAAAAAATAATATGATAATTATTGATGAAATACATAATTTAATTAGTGATACTTACAGTATTGATAATTATATTAAAATAGAAGAAACTGGTATATTAAGTAATACAAAAACGATATCTATTAATTCGGCATTAATTAAATTATTATCAAAATTTTCTCATTATACTTGTAAAATTTTATTTTTAACTGCAACACCTATTTATAATTCATTTAAAGAATTACCGGAACTAGTCTACTTGCTAAATCCAAGTACTGAAAATGTAAAACAAAATTTAATAAATATTAATTATAAAGATAATTTAGAAAAATTAAAAGGAAAAATTAGTTATTTCCCTGGCTCTTCTAAAACTGCTTATCCAACATCAAACATTATTAATTATAATATTAATATGTCTGAAAAACAAGATATTTTAACTCACGAAGCGCTAAATTCAAATAATTTAAATAATACATCAAATGATTATGATAATGAAGCATTTTTAGTTAATCAAAGACAAATAAGTATTAGTTGTTTAAGTAAAAAATATAATATAACTAAAGTTGTTGAAAACTTAGAATTATATGCTCCTAAAATATATAAATTAGTAAACATAATAAATTCCCCAAATATATATGGTAAACATGTAATATACACATCATTTATAACGGTTGGTATAAATGTTATTGAAAAATATCTTAAAAACAATGGATGGATATCAATATTTAAAGTTTATAATAATGAAGAGTTATGGACAAAATATGAGAATAAAGTATATGCGATATGGAGTGGCAATGAGAATAATACTAAAAAAGATATAATAAAAAAATTTATGAATAATGAAAATAATATTTATGGCAATAAAATAAAAGTTTTAATTGGAAGCCCAAGTATTAAAGAAGGAATTAGTTTTAAACATATACAACATATTCATTTAATCGATCCAGTATGGAATATTGCCGGGAAAAAACAAATCGAAGGTCGTGCAATACGATTTTGCTCGCATTATGATATAGATGAAAAAGTTCATAAAAACTTAAAAAGAGTAATTAATATTCATGTTTATAAATTAGTTCCTTGTGTTAAAAAAAATAAATTTATTACAGAAACCGTAGACCAAAAACTTTATGATAAAATTTTACCTGAAAAATACGAAAATGTTAAAATTTTAGAAGATAAATTAAAAGAGGTTGCAATTGATTATCATTTATTTAAAAAAATATCTGACAAGGGTGCGTTAAGTCCTAAATCAAATGAAAATTCAGATATTGAAGAAGATGATAAAAAAACTGTTAGTAAGAAAAAAAAATCTAATTTGTTTAAAACTTGTTTACCAAAAATAAGAAAACCAGATAAAATAACAAAAAATTGTTTAAATAAATCGTATCCTTTTAAAAAACTTAATAAACATGGTGAATATTGTTGTTATAAAAATAAAACTAAAAAATCGACATGTCCTAAAAAAAGAAGACCAAATGAAAATAATGAATGTGAAAATAACTTATTTAAAAGATTAAATAAACACGGTGATATGTGTTGTTACAAATATGAAAAAAAAACTTAAGTTTCAGACAAATTAGTAAATAAATACTCATTTGCACTAAGAGTTTCTAAATTTTGTTCGGATATATTGGGTTCTAAGGTAGGTTTGTTATCTGATTTATTTTTAATTAAGGTGTTATACTCAGAGTCTAGAATATAGTGGGTTCCACCCGCGGTAACAAACATATTCTTAACATCATTGATGGTATTATTTAAAGTTTCATGGGTACTAAAATATGCAGTTTCTTTAAAGTCATTACTAGTTAATACAGGTGTCGAGACAGTAAATTTTTCTATATCTTTTTTAAGTATATTTGACATATTTATTATGTTTGTGTTTAAATATTTATGTATTAAATAAGTTATTAATAGTGAAATAATAAGCAATATAACATTATATAATATAATATTATTCATCTCTAATAAATATTTAATATTATTTTTATATTTCTTATTAATAACTATGAATAAATACGACAAATATTATACAAATAAAAAAGTTGTTAAATTATGTTGTAAATTATTTAAAACTACAATAAAAAGTACTAATAAAGATTTAATAATTGAACCAAGTGCAGGTAATGGCGCTTTTATTAAATGTTTGAAAAAATACAAAAATACATTATTTTTAGATATAAAACCAGAACATAAAGATATAATAAAACAAAATTTTTTAAAATTTAAATATAAAAATATTATAAAAAAATATAATAATATACATGTAATTGGTAACCCTCCATTTGGAAAAAAATCATCAACAGCAATTAAATTTATAAAATATGCTTGTAAATTTTGTAATACATTTTCTTTTATATTGCCAAAAAGTTTTGATAAATATTTTATGAAAAAAACTATACCTTTAAATTTTCATTTAATAAAGTCAATTAATTTACCTGAAAATAGTTTTAATTTACCAATAAAGTGTATTTTTCAAATATGGGAAAAAAAAGACTATAGTAGAAAGATTATTAAAAAAATTAAAACAAATAATAATTATAAATTTGTTAAAAAAAACGAAAACCCTACATTCGCAATAAGAAGAGTTGGAAGTAAATCCGGATATATTTATTACAATAATTTAGAAAATAAAAATATTAATACGCATTATTTTATTAAATTATTAAAAAATAATAAATTTAATTTATCAAAAATTAATTTTAAAGAAAAAAATTATACATTAGGACCTAATAGCATTTCAAAAATGGATATTATAATAAAATTAAACAAAATATTATTATAATTTTTTAATTCTAGGAAATTTTTTAGCTTTTTTTTTAACTTTATACTTACCTCCTTTTTGTGTTTTTAATTTAGATAAGTTTTCAGTTATAGATGTAATATTATTTAAACATTCTGTTTTATTTAAATTAACATTATTAGTATTGGTATGAAAATAACTACTAATTTCTAATAAGTCATTTATAACTTGTTTAATTGTATGGCGCTCAAACGGGTCAGTTATTATCATATTTGTAATTAATGTTTTAAATTTATTATCAATTAAGTCTTTGTCGTGATAAGTAATTTTTATATTATTAAATTTTAAATATATAAACAATAAAACTGTACCAAGAGAATAAACATCGCCTTGATGAGCAATGTCCTTTAATTCTTTTGGCATATTATTAATATTAGTTACATTTTCATACTTTGATAGAAATTTTTCATATTCTTTTTTTTTAACATTATAGAAATGTTCGTTTTTATATTCTAAATGAAATAAATCTAAGTTTCTAAACATATTTGTTTTATTATAGATAGCATATTCTGGAGGATGTAAAAAATATGCACCACCAACAAACCATTCTTCAATATCCGAATATACATTACGTGCTTCGACAGATAAACCATAATCAATTAATGATAATTTACCATCCTTATATAAAATGTTATCATCCTTGATATCTCTATGAACAAAATTTAGTTCATGAAAGATTTCTAATGATTTGCAAAAAACAATAAGAGATTTTACTAACTCATAATCAGTTAAAATCACTTTACCAAATTGTTGCCCACCATCATTATATACAATTTCGTGAATATAATCACTATCATAAGTTATAATATCATATAAACAAGAAGTAACTTGATTATTATTAAATAATTTATTAATATGTTCTTTTCTAATAGTATCATTATTATCTTTAATTGTATATGT